TCAAGGATGTAGTCAGCAAGGTATTTACAAGCGGTGGCACACCTTCTGTATTGATGGTTAGCCCAGCTCTCAAGCAAGTTGTATCTGGCTTTACAGGTTTGGCAGCACAGCGTTATCAAGTGCCTACAAGCGGTCAAGCAACCATCCTAGCTGGTGCTGATTTGTATCAGTCCGACTTTGGTGTATTGCAGATTGTTCCTAACCGCTTTATGCGTACTCGTGATGCTCTCGTACTCGATCCTGAGTATGCAGCATTAGCTTACCTGCGCCCATTCCAAACGAACGACATCGCTAAAGTTGGTGATGCTGAGAAGAAACAGATCTTGGCTGAATTGACCTTAGAAGTTCGTAACGAAGCTGCTCATGGTGGAGCTTTCGACTTATCTGCTTCTTGATAATTAGCAGATAATATGTAGAATAGGGGGTGGACAAAATCCATCCCCATTCTATAAAGGTGTCAATTTGAAAAAATACTTAGAAACAGTAGATGGTGAGGTCAGAACAGCCATAGCAGATGGCGAAGGTGGAATCGTTATCCACAGCAAGACAGACCTTACAGATTTTATAGACCATACAAAAGCGCAGTTTAATCAGAATCCTGGCAAAACAGGCTGGTCAGACAAGCCTTTTGATCCAAAGAACAAGATTGCATCCCTACCACTAGCGATCATCAATGACCTTAACCAAAAGGGCATTATGAGAGGCTACTTTATTGTGGATCACGCAGCCATGAAAAAATGGCTAAATGACCCTGAAAATCAAGTATTTCGTACAAGGGGAGGCGAAGTATGAGTAGGATTGCAATTTTAATACCCGCTAGAGGGCAAATGGAGGTCGCTACAGCGTTTGATTTAGTAGCGATGTGTGCATACACCATTAAGACCACAAAACACGATATAGACCTGTTTACAAGCGCAGGAACGCTCATATTTGACCAGCGCAATAACTTAGTAAAGACAGCACTAGAAATAAAAGCAGATTATGTCTTGTTTGTAGATGCTGATATGCGGTTTCCAAAGGACACGCTTAAGATCCTCATGGCTCACGATAAAGATATTATCGGAGTCAATGCGACAACACGATCTGAGCCTGTCAAACCGACAGCCAAAAACTTCAAGATAAGCGAAGTTGATGGATCTGTCGATTGGCTTCCTGTCTATTCCAATGCAATGTCGGGAATCGGCAAAGTAGATGGAATAGGCTGTGGCGTGATGTTAGTTAAGACTAAAGTGTTCAAAGCACTAGAAATGCCGTATTTCTATTTTGAGCAGCTTGGCAATAATAAAATACTAGGCGAGGACATTTATTTCTGCATCAAAGCAAAAGATGCAGGGTTTGATACATGGGTAGACCACGATCTGTCTAAAGGAATTAGGCATATCGGGCAATATGTTTATGGATGGCAGAATGTTGAACTGCCAAAAGAATAAGGGTTAATATGGCTTTTACATCGTATTCGGACTTAAAGACTACAGTAGCAAGCTACTTAGGTCGTTCTGATCTGACATCTACAATTCCTGATTTTATTAGCATGGCAGAATTGCGCCTTTCTAGGGATTTAAGAACGAGACAGATGTTAAAATCTGCTACAGCAACAACTGTATCTGGTAACGCAAAAGTGTCATTGCCAACCGACTTCCTAGAAATTAGGGATCTCCATGTGCAAGGAAACCCAAGATTTCCTGTAACCTATTTATCGCCTAGCGCGTTTAGTAGAGATGCAGCAGCAGACGAGAATGGAAAGCCTAATTACTACACAATCTTAGCTTCCGAGTTTCAGTTTGCACCAGTACCAGACACAACATATACATTAGAGATTTTGTATTATGCCAAACCAACACAAATGTCTGTATCAGTTAGTTCTAATGTGTTTTTGGCAAACTATTATGATGCCTTGCTATATGCTTCTTTGTTGGAAGCAGAGCCATACCTAATTAATGATGCTAGATCTCAGACATGGGCAACTTTGTATGATCGAGCAATCAAGAATATTTCGGATGCGGACTCAAGAGGCGAATACTCTGGTGTTCCGTTAATAATGAAAGTAACCTCACGATAAGGAAATAAAATGGCTGCAATGTCAAATTACTTAGAAAACGCGCTAATCAATGCGACTCTACGCGCAACCACATTTACATCACCAACAACAGTTTATGTTGGCTTATACACAAGCGATCCAACAGATGCCAATACAGGCACAGAAGTTAGCGGTGGATCGTATGCTAGAAAAGCAATGACATTTGGCGCACCATCAAACGGAGCATCTACAAATTCAAGCGCAGTAGAGTTTGACCAAGCTACAGGATCGTGGGGAACAGTAACTCATTTTGGAATATTGGATGCTTCTACAAGCGGAAACCTTTTATATCATGGCGCACTAACATCAAGCAAAGTCATTGAGTCAGGAGATGTATTTAAGTTTGCATCTGCTGCTGTTTCTGTAACATTAGCGTAAGGCTAAACCATGTCTACTATTGTTACCAGGGCTGGTAAGGGATCTCCTTTAACTCATGTAGAAGTAGATGCTAACTTTACCAATCTTAATACAGATAAGGTAGAAAAGACTTCTGCTGATATTACTGGTGGAACAATTAGCGGAACAAGAGTAACAAATCGCATCGGTTCAAACGGAGCAACGACAAGTGGAAATATTACACCTACTAGCGATACTGCTGACCAATACAACATTACAGGATTAACAGGAACATCTGCTATTCAGATTCCTAGTGGCACACCTACTGACGGTCAGCGTTTATCTATTCGTATTAAAGACAATGGAACAGGCAGGACATTGAGCTGGGTAACAACTGCTGGTGGTTATCGAGTCATTGGTTTAACTTTACCTTTAACAACAACAGCTAATAAAACAATTTATGTCGGTTGCGTATACAACTCAGCCGACTCTTTTTGGGATGTAGTAGCTGTAGCAAGCGAGGTTTAACATGACTAATTGTGCTGTTATTGATGCTAATGGAGTAGTTGTCAATATTATCGTAGCTGAACCTACCGATACACCGCCTGAAGGATGTACATTGGTTGAGCTTCCAACTTACGATATTGGTTATATTTGGGATGGTGAGCGTTTTATTCCACCGCAGGAACAGTAAATGGCAACATATTATTGGGTTGGTGGGGCTGGAAGTTGGACTAGCTCATCTACTACTCCTTGGGCTTCTAGTTCGGGCGGTAGCGGTGGGGCAGGAGTGCCTACATCTGCCGATAATGTAATTTTTGATAAAAACTCAAATGTAGGAACTAGTAGTTTTACTGTTACTTGTTCTTCTTCCCCAGTTTGTAATGATATAAGTTTTGGTACAGGTGTCGATGCTCTTGACGGAGCAATGATTTTAAGTGGTAGTTTATCTATATTTGGAAACTGTACTTTATCGCCTACAGATTTAACGGTTACAGGCGGAACGCTGACTTTTGCATCAACAACAACTGGTAAAACAATTACATCTAATGGAACATCGTTTGCCACCATGACATTTAACGGTGTAGGTGGTGGTTGGACTTTTCAAGACGATATAACAACACCAGGAACAATTACACTTACAAACGGTACATTAGATACCAATAGTAAAACAGTTACTTGTGGTGCATTTGCAAGCACAAATTCAAATACACGAACACTAACGCTAGGCACTTCTACCGTTAATTTAACTGGAGTTAGTATTGTTTGGAATTTTGGAACTACCACAAATTTAACATTTAGTGGTGCATCTTCAACAATTAACTTAACTAACACAAGCACAACTTCTAGAACATTTACTGGCGGTGCTTTAACTTATGGCACATTAAATATTGGTGGAACTACAGGAACATCTACAACTTCAATTGGTAGCATAAACACATTTAATACGCTTTCAAGCACTAAAACAGTAGCCCATACAATTAGTTTTGGCGCAAATCAAACCATTACAAATTGGAGCATAACTGGCACAAGCGGAAATGTAGTAACTGTACAATCATCTGCTACTACTCAAAGAACAATTACTTATGGTGGCGGTCAAATTAATCTTGACTATATGTCATTTACAAATATTATTTTTTCTTACACTTTAGGTGCGTCAAACCCCTATCTTGTATATGCTGGCGCAAACTCTACAAACGGCGGAAATAATGGCGGCATAGCGTTTATTGATGGCAATACTCAAAAAGCCTACCGATTAACTACGGGAACTACTTGGACTGTACCTAGTGATTGGTCTAACACCAATACCATTTATATGTTAGGCGCTGGTGGTGGTGGAGCAAATCCTGCAATATCAGGAAACAATCGAGCTGCTGGTGGCGGTGGAGGTGGTGGAGGCTATACAGCTATTACAAACTTTTCCACAACAGCAGGTAGCACAATTACTTATGCAATCGGAGCATCAACCGCAAATACCAATGGTGGTAGCACCACATGGAATAGTGGGGCATCAACGGCTGGCGGTGGTTCAAAAGGAAACGCTACAACTACACCTGATTCATCAGGCGGGGCTGGCGGTACTGGTACATTTGCTGGTGGTTCAGGAGGTGCTGGTGCATTTGGCACAGCCGCTTCTACGGGTTATGGCGGTGGTGGAGGCGGTGGTGCTGGCGGTGTTAATGGAG